CCTGTCTTGCCATTGTCCTCATAGGATGTGTTGCTGTAGTGAAAGCCTTCCATGAGAACATATTTCTTCTTCTCATAGTCTGACTGTATACCAGCGTCCCTGAGTTGCCTGTAGCAGTGTGCTTCAAGCTGTGATCTGAACTTGATACCGTCTACTTCTTTACTCTTAGCGTTCCGTACTTTCTTTCTTGATGTACGTGTGCCTGTTCTCTTGCCTCTCGATGACATTCTTTGCTTCTTGTAACCCGTGATCTTTGATTAGATCAGAGATATCCTTTGATCTATAATACGAAGGGATGACGATATTGTCAAGCCCATACTTCTCGCAGATCTTAACGGCCATTGTCTGGCCAGGGTTACGGGGATTATCAAAGTCGTTGTCGTACAGTACAATCACTTCTTCGAAGCGCGCTTGCGCCTCTTCGATGGTGCTTTGCCTTGGCATAAGCATTTCTGATTGTAAAGCAATGGATGGGTAGTCAAGCACCGCCAAGCACATGATATCCTTGAGCGAGCTTGTGAGAACCAGAGTCTTACCACGTTCAGGTAGCTGCCGATAGCCTTGAAGGCATTCGCTACCCACGTTAGAAAACCATTTAAAATCTTTTTCAAGCGGACGGTAAATCTTATAACCGCAGTCAAAACGGTAACGGTAACTGATACTATCGCACGAAAAACGTTGTTCATTAATCCAGACATGTGTAATGGGTTTGACATCAAAGATACATAAAATATCTTCTGTTATACCAAACTGGTCCCAGTACAGTCTGTCTTTGTAGTTCCAACGTCTTACTTTGACAGCTATCTTTGACGGCGCTTGCGGTCGTACTTGTCTTTCCACCTTCCGTGTAGTCCTGTTAAGACGTACACCAGCAGAAAGACCAAGGCCAAAAGCGCTATCGATGAGTCTAAGTACTCCATAGAAGTCTGTGTTGTATTTGTATTGTATGTATGCAAAGCAATCAAAGCTATGTTCTGGACAACCCCAGTCCTTGTACAGCAACTTGTGATTCCAGTTGATGATGTGAACTGTAGGTGAGTTGTCCTCCCTTAGATCGCTCCTAAATTTCTTTCCTATATCCTCGAAGTTTGCACAGAAATGTTTGAATATCTGGTACTCCGATACTTTGTTTAGTATTGTCTCTTTGTTCAGAGCATCACCGCTTTTCCTTGACTGTATCACAGCGGTAAATATAGGGGACAGGTTTCCCTGCCCCCTTATTTATCAGCTCCAGATATCTGTACTAGGTTCTGGTGTAGCAGCTTCTGGCGTAGGAGCCACGACTTCCTCAGCGTATGGCTGAAGCTTGAGATCATCGTTGTACTCAGCGTTGAACTCACCATAGGAGTCGTTCAATGCTCTGACAAACAACTGATCACGTTGTGGCTTCAGTCTACCGAAGTGTCTAGTGTAGACAGATTGATACTTGGCATCCTTGACACCGAGCAGCACACGCAGCTTGTTGTCTTTGAGTGCAGTTACCAATGACTTGAGCTCCTCAACATTACCCTTGACAATATCATCGATAGTATCAAATGAGCATTCACCTTCGTTAGGGATGTTAGCCCATGCCTTGATGAAGTTGATGAGTGTCTCTTCGCCAGGATACATGCGACGAACACCTTCCTTCTTGAACCAGTCTGGTGCAGAGTCAGGGTCAGTTGCCCATGTGACTTGACCATACTTGTTGGTGATTTGGAACTTACCTGTAGACGACTCAGCTCTGTGTTGATTACCAACCAGAATGTCGAATCGTGTACTGAAGTTGAACTGCTCGTTGTGAATCCAGAAGACAATCTTACCAGTCTTGTCACCCATGCTCACGTCATAGGTGGGTTCGTTCTTAAGATTGACACCAACAGATGCGAGCTCGCCAAGGTTGGGGTTGACAGCAACAACACGAACAGGTGCGATGCCAGTGTACAGAGGTATGCCACCACCGGTGACCTGTACCTCAGAGGAGTTAGATTGAATTGCCATTAGTCGTTGTATTCGTCTTGATTGTCAGTATGTGGATCTGCTTGTGAGATGCCCTGCTGCAATGTCATTTGCTTTGGGGCAGTGTCATCGATGAGCT